CTACGATGTTTGATTCTTGCTTAACGTTAGCTTAGACAGAATATGCCGCGTGGTGTCATACCCATCACAGTGCCGCATATACCCGAGAAACGACTTGATAGCAGACCTCGCCTCGTCCAGCGAAGTGGTGCCTTTTTCGTATCCCCGCTTGATTCTCTTGAGGCGGGCTTTCATTCTTTTCACATTACGTTTACGAGGAAGTAAATGCGTTGCCCATATTCGGTACCCGCAAAAGTCAACGCCTCGATTCGCCGGAAATATTTGTGTTTTCGGGTTGAAGCTCAATCCCAGTTTGGAATCAAGAAAATCGCCCGCGAGGTTGTATGTCTCCCACAGCTGGGGCTTGTTAGGCCCGAGGACGATCCAGTCGTCCATATATCGGACGTAAAAACGGGTACCGAGATTATCCTTAATGAAATGGTCCAATTGCCCCAGATAAATGTTGGCGAACAACTGAGATGTCAGGGCCCCGACCGGGATGCCCCGGCCATTTGCGCCGCAATTACGTATAATGGTTTCGCATAGCCAAAGGACGTCACGGTCTCTGATTGTGCGGGCCATAATCTCCAAGAGCCGCCCGTGATCGACGGATGGGAAATACTTGCGTATATCAGCCTTTAGCGCGTACACACGGCCCCACTTGGCCCCTGCCGTTTTGAGATTTTGCTGGACCTTAGCAACTGCGTTGTGGGTACCCTTGCCTGTTCGGCAGGCATACGTATCGCAGATAAACTTCCGCTCAAAAAGAGGCCCCATCACCCTCACCAGCGCGTGCTGCACAACCCGATCCCGAAACGGTGGAGCTTGGATGAGACGTATTTTGGGCTCATGTACGATAAATTCCCTCCACCGGCCAGGTTGCCACATCCTCCACATAAGCCTGTTCTGGATGTCGATTAGATTTTCTTCAAGGTTTGCCGAAAAAATCAGCACCTCTTCTCGGTATCTTTTGCCCTTCCGGGCCTCTATGTACGCGTTGTACAGATTGTCCCAGCAAATGATATTCGGCCAGAGATTTGCATATGTCTTGGGCATATCGCGCCTTTAAATCCCGGGCCACGTTGACTCCTGAGGGCTACTTGCCGCCCGGGTTGGTTTATGTTTTCCTGTTGCAGGAAGGAGGAGGCCCCCTTTTTCTCTTGTGCTGGGTACACGGCCTTGGCCATGTGCCATCTGACAAAGAGCGAGAGCGGGGCGAAAACCGATGTTCGTGTTCGCGTTCGCGCGAGTGTTGTTCAAGTTCAGCGCAAACATGCCCGCGTTGGCACCGTTGTTCCAGTTGCCACCACGGAGAGGCAGTTACGGGCCTCCCCCTTTTATTTTCTCTATTTTTTTGTGTACTTCATCCACCCGCCCAGCATCTTCCCGATTTCAATCAATCGCTCTGACAAGAGCTGGTATTTTTTATGCGGCAAAATATTTAGACTATGCGCTACGCGGATCAATGCCAGCTGCGTTTTGATTTCCGTATCGAATTCCAGCAAAAGCGGCATCTTGTTCCTTGCTGCGTTTGCCGCAAGGATCAACCTCAGCCCACGCCACACCCCTGCTCGCAGTTCGGCTCCCAGAGTAAAACGCTCACTCTTCGGGATATGGCGAAGCGTAATGTAAACATGCTCCGCCATATCCTCCCATTTCTGTTGTATTTTCAATTGCCCGTGCTGTGGCATCAAATTCCAGATTCCTATTTCAGATTTCCAGAAGCTCAGATTTCAAACTATCAGGAAACAAAAGCGGGGCGAAAACCGATGTACGTGCTCGCGCTCGCGCGAGTGGTGATCAAGTTCAGCGCAAACAATCCCGCGTTGGCACCGTAGTACCAGCGGCCACCACGGAGAGGCAGGCGCTCTCCATCGGTGTTAAAATACAGGGTACCCACGGGGTCGATGGCGTTGGCCGGGGCGATACATGCCTGAGCCATGCGTTCTTTTGTTGCCGCTGGCAACGCGTCATAGGCGACGGTGGTGGGAAGCCCTTTCCAGGCCCCGAATGTCTTGCTCCCAGGCTCAACCAGCGTGTCGGTACCATCGACGCCGATTTTAATCCCGGTATCCTCGGCCATGATGACCCCCTGATCAATCCAGGACTCCTCAGCCAGATTAAAATCGTTATCGCCCGGCATGAAAAACTTGCCGCCGACCGTCTTCATGCCGTCCTGCCACTCCCACGTGTTGCCCACCAAGTCGGATATCCCCGTCACGGCTGCATCATGCCGCCACGACGCAGGACCGGATCCCGCCAGGGTTCGAGCCGCACCGGTGGCATCACCTGGGGTGCCGCCGTCCTGCCGCCTGCCTGTTTCATACGTCAATTCGTGGTGGCGACCGTAGTTGGTGTTTCCACGGGGCTGGCTACCATTTTTCAGGCACCAAAGGGCAATGGCTGCCCACTCCCAGTTGGTCATCAGGTGCCAGCCCGCCCCTTTGGCGGTGCAGTACGATTTCGCGGTATCGAAGTTGACGCTCGTCTTGGGGTCCATGCCGGGCAAGGAGATTGCCCGACCATCCTGGACGATGGCAGGATACTGAGCCACAAATATCTCGGATTTTTCAACACCCCCCACCAAGAAAGCCGGATGCACACCCACTCCCAGTGCCGGGTCGATGTCTTCGCAGTTGAATTTCGGGATCACACACATATAAGAAGGTAACCCCAAATCGTCATACAGGACTGTTACTTTTCCGCCTGTTGCCGCCTCAACGCTTGCACGCAATGTATCTTTAGTTATGATCGTCGTCATCGATAGTCTCCTCTTCTTTTGTCCATAAGATAACTGCCACACGATCCATCTCAACAGGCCGCCGCTCGACTCCCTCCTCATCATCCACAACCACCGTTTCATAGATTGCGGGTGGTATGATGATGTTGGCTACAAACATATCGTTGTCCACAATATCGATGATCCGTTGTGACTCGTTCTGAAGTTCATCCAGGTTGTAGTCCGCCCCGTCGATGGTCAACATCTGGCTGGATACTGTAACGTCGTAATAAGGGCCTACGCCCCGATATTCCTTGATCATCGCCCTCCCCCTTATATATTCAGCTTGCGTGCAGACCAGCGGGCCGACACATTATCCACGATACCGGTGTGTTGTACCGAAAACCCATTTTTCGCTCGGCTTAGTACATCAATACAACCCACTCCAAAACCACTGCCCGTATAGCTTTCGATCACCAAATCCAGGGTATAGCCCGTTGAATCAAAATGATGCGGGAACCCGACAAACTGAACGGGGCATGCTGTCATAAGGCTGGGATAAAATGGCTCCATGCGCCGAAAATCGGTGAAGATGACATTGTCCAGATGGGGGTCTGTCTCTTCTGTATTGCCACCCGGCACTTCCACCGCATACAAAAATATTCCGTCAGGCGAATCGTTTGTGGGTGTACAGATCATTTCGTTGTCTGCGTTTAAACATACGTAGTACGCAACGGTCTCAACCCCTGTGTTGCTTGGAACAGAAGCCCCGTTTTTCTGCTCTAACACGGGAGCCATGGTTCCCCCGATAAATGCCCTGCCCCCTTCCATATTTAGATTCCTGGTTGCGTCGGTTGATTTTGTGACCACGCAACCGGAAATAACCCCCCTATTGATGATCGTTATCATTCCACCCTGATTACGCTGCGACAGAGTTTTGGCGTGTTCCCGGTGCGCCAGGGCCGCGCTGTCGACTGCCCCTAAAAGCACCGCGGCCAGTGTCGCTTGATAACTATCACTGGCTACGTGCAGCGCATCATTTGCACCCCGGTAGGCCTCGTCGGCCTTTTCGATCCGAGACAACTCCTTGTGCGCCACGCCCACAGAATCCAGCGCGTAAGCGATGGCCGCCCCTGTCGCGTTTCGGTGATCGGCATGGGCGTCAACGCTGTCGCTGTGCGCTTGCACGGCGGCGGTAAGCTGTGCTTGGGAGACTCGGTCGCCCGGCTCCATGGACACCTCGATGATGTCTGCAACGTCATTGACGATGGGTAAAACAAACTCAAAATTGTTGTTGACGAGCTTTGCATGCTGCTGCATGGGCACGGCCCCGATGGCCATGAGGAACTTTCGCCCCATGATATCTTCGAAGACTATCCCGATCCCGTTGCAAAAAAACTCCGTTTCGACGTCGGCGGCCACCTCCGCGTGGACCTGCAAAAAACCGTCTTCGTTGATAAATGAGTACAGCACAGGTTCGGTGTAGATCTGCCTGGGAAACGTTGCCATGTCCATGTCGTCCAAGATCTGAAAATCAACCAGAGAACCCAGGCTTGTGCTGCCCGACAGCACAAAATGGGTTATTTTCACGACCTCCCCGTCTTGTATTGCGTCTCGAAGCTTTGATATACCCTCCCGGGTCCATCGTCCTGTATCACTCATATCAGCCCTCTATCTCGCATCTGATTGTGGTTTTAACCAAACAGTCTGCCCTCACCCCGAAGCGTACCTTGAGCTGCGTGACCGGCCTGACGCCGGTTTGGATCACCCCTCGCAGAACGCCCCCCACGTACGTATGGCTCTCGACGGGGCTGGCCCGTGTCGCCCCGGAAATCAAAGACCGCTGCCCTCCGCCGACCACACAACCACCGCACACAGCCAGTTTGGTCAGGCCATCGTAACGGGTTGTCGTTTTGTTTTGCGTGTGCGTCCGCACAACAGTCGGTCCGGCGTTCAACCCCATGGACTCGTGGGAGAAAAGATTCAGCCCGCGCAATCGGGACCTTGCGGGTTTGATATCGTTGATAAGCCGCACCAAATACGACGTGTTGGGCACGGCGTGTGCCAAATCCATCTTCATGGCCACCGTCATTTCAGCCCAGATTTTCCCGGTATGCTCAATGACATCTATGTCCCGATAGCCAAACGCATTGAGTATGTCGCATAAGCCAAAGGGGTTCCCGCCCGTTCGCCAATAGAGCCGGGCAATGGTGACCCGCACGCGAAAGGCATCAAAGGCCTCGTCTGGCCATTTAACAATCCCCCGTTGTCGTGCAATGACGGCCAGGTAGTTGGGCGCTGCGGTCTCCGGCATCATCGCTTCGCGCACCGCAAGGATGTCTCCCCGTGCCGTGTCCAGGCTTTTGGCTGCTCCGTTGACCAGGGCAGACAAGGGCCCCTGTTTGAGCACAGGGATAAACGCCAGTTTTGTCCGGATGTAGTTCCAGAACATCAACTCTCCTCCCAGTTACATGTCAACGATAGGCCGCTAAGCACAGCCAGCGCATTATCGCTGACCGGCACGTCGGCCTGGGGAGAGTACCAGTTGAAATTGACAACGCCCTTAATGGCCATCAATTCAGCTACCCCTCGTGCCAGGTTGAAGTCATCCCCGATTTTCATGGGGTCAATGTCAGGTATCGGTGACGGATCTAAAAACAGTGCCCTCAACCTTGCCTCAGCCTCTTCTATAATGGCCGCCGGGTCCCCGTGACGAATCACAAGCTCCCCCTGAGCCGAAACCGGTACCGCCTCCGGCCCACTGACGGTCACACTGTCGTTTAAAGGTCTTTCCGCTTCCACCACGTCCCGCACGGCCAGGAGCAACTCCTGGGTCGGTAAGCCAGCCGTCCCGCGCACGATGACACCCACTGTTCCCTGTCCATGAGGATGCTGGTCCAGCACCTTCACCGCCACCACGCCGTCCACGGATCGCGCCCATCCTTCGTAGGCGTATTTGTTGTTTCCTGAGCCTTCGGACCAGGCCAGAAAATACCGCTCGCGTAGTGACTCGTCGCTTTCGTCATCTGTCCCTTCGCTGTTCAGCCAGTCCATTCGGTTTGTCACGCCGTCGATACCCGCAATAACCGTAGAAATTTCACAGATCTGCCCCACCGTCACATTTGATGAGGATCCGTACTCTTCAGCCTCGACTCGGGTTTCGATCTCAGAGGCCCCGTCCAAAATCACCACGGTTTCAGTGGTGACATAGCGATACACCGCACCCCTCGCATCCGGTTTTGTCCGAACAATCCGCTCGGCTTTGATCGTCAGGTTACCCGCCGTGGTCTCGCGCACAAAAACAACGGTACCCACCGCCTTTTTCTTGGTCTTTGGCGTCACCCCCACTTGCTTGCAGTGCAGCTTAAGCCAGGCACCGGTGGCGTATTCCGGAAAGGCCTGCCTGAGCACGATTCCCAAAAAAAGGTAGAGTTGATAAAGGCACCAGCACCACAACTCGATCAGGCCCCGCGCAATGCCCCGGTTCAGATTCAGCCATACAGGCAACCAGCCCTTCCGGGCGTAGTCGTCCTGAACGGCATCGATGTGGGCAAACATCTCGCGTCGGATCTCATCCAGCGTTTTGTTAACGGGTATCGCCATCTTTGATCACCATGTCCAGGGCACTCCGCCCTATTGTCACCACCAGGTTGCGCGGGTGGTTGTCATTGATAAAAGAAAACCCGACATCCAGGCTCACCGCCTGTTCGTCCCATGCCGTCACCCTGCAGGCGACCGAATTAAAGGCCACCCTCGGGTCTGCTTTCACGCGCTTCGCCACCTCAGCCGCCAGCCCCATTCGGCTGGAGAGGGTATTTTCGTCAAGCATCCATTTGTGGACCAGGCTGCCGAAATCCGCGTCATAAAAGAGTGTGCCCAGGGGCGTCTCCAATCGAAGGCGAATATCCTGCAACCCCGTCTCCGTGCCGTCGGTCAGCATCAACTCACCGTTGGCCGCTACCTTGGCCTGCCCGTGCTCATCCAGGGCGATGTCTTCTCCGAAAATCTCATCCATGATGGTCTCCTCTACGGATGGCTATGGTGGTTCGAGTTCCCACCGGCATCCATGATGGCCCCCGTGGCCGTAATATTTCCGTCAACGGTCAACTGCCCTTTGATGGTGCAATTCCCGGTATGGAGCTCATCGCCTGTAAACTCAATGGCCGGTGCCTCCACACGCGCCTTGGCCCCCGCCTTCACCGTCCACATCCCCCCCGCCTCGGTCTCATGATTGGCCGACGTCAAGTTGACGATGTTCTTCGCCGGGTCGATCTCCACGCTGACCCCCGGCTCCAGCTGTATGATAAATCCCTCCACCCCACACGCCGGTGCCCCGTGCCCATGCCATCTGAAATTACTGATCCTCGGATAATTCGGATCGCCGTCATAATAGGAGAGGTCACAATACGCCCCCACCACCGGCGGGCACACCACGCCTCGGTCTTTCCCCGCCCAGAGCACAGGTATCTCAACCCCCTTGACCACAGACGCTCTTTCGTCCACGCTTTCGTCGTTTCTTAAGGGCTGCACGTCGGCCACATACCTGCCGTCGCTGGCGTAGGTGGCCACAACCTGGGCTTTGCGCACCACCCGATAGTATTTCCTTAAATCCGGCATGATCAATTCAACGGCCTGCTTCAGCAGGGTTTTAAGCCTAATGACATCAAAATCTTGCATGCTCGGTCCCCCAGGTAAGAAAGGTTCGCGCCCGGTGGCTGCTCACTTCGTGCCGTACGCCCAATGCGCGGAACACACCGCTTACTCCACGCTGCGTGTCGGTCATCTTAAAGGGCATGGTGTGGCGCAACCCGGGCCATAAAAAGGTTTCAACCCTGTGATGCTCTCCAACGCCATCCCCCGGGGTGTGACGTATAAGCCCCGCCCCCGTGGCCACCACCGGGGTGTCGTCTGCGTCCGCGTCAAAATCTCCCCAATGCGCTTTACCCGCCGCGTCCACCCATAACGCCCATCGGCTCATGTCCTTGCCGAATCCCCGGGCCAGGGTATGCTCCACGCTCCGCGCCACCTCCCACGCCGTAAGCGAATCAGCGGAAAACGATGGGATCACCACCCCGGGCGAATCCAGCCGTCCCACGGAAAACCCCGCCTGCCGTATCGCCCAGGCAATAATCGCCTCGGGTGTCTCATGCTCCCAGGACTGGATGATTTTTGTCCGGACCAGGGGCAACTCCAGCCCGGCGGCTACCACCTCGATCTGGTCTTTGGTTCGTCCCGGCTTTACATAGGCCACGCTCCCCATCCAGTCAGACGCCGCCCGGTCCCGATACCCCATCGCCACCCTCACCGGGTCGCCTTTGCGGATCGTGCGGAACATCGCCCGGGACGGATCCGGCAACACCACCCCGGCGCGAGACACCGGCACATGACGGTGGGACTCCACCCACACCAGCGGGCTCCGCATCACCTTGAAACGTCCGATCTCAATGTCTGTATGGAGGCCTGCCGTCATCATATTCTCCTATGCCACGTCAATGGTCAGGGTATCCTGCATGATCTCCGCATCCGGCTCGGGCTCGGAGCCCTGGGCAACCGGTGCCGGACCCGAAGCCGTCACCTGCTGTTCAACTTTCACGATGGGCGGGTTGTGTTCCGTAAAATTCAGCGAAGCCTGCATCACATCGTCGGAATCCGACTCCGACGAGTCGAGCCCGGAAAACACCACCTGGTGAATCCCCCGGGCCGTCACATGGGGGTTGGTGATGTCGTAGACCATGGGGTTCCCCCCGTTGTCATGCCCCTTGAAGATGCTGTCCAGCTCGGCCAGCTTCTCGTAACAGCTGCTCTCCCTGTCGGTGAGCAGCTCCACCGCAAGGGTGATGGCCGCGTCGTCCCAGCCCAAAGGCGTCTTCACCTTGCCGGACATCCCGTCCTGCTCGGCTTCGTCAAACCGCACCGTGTTTCGGATGTTCTGGTTTTTAAATACCCCGGGCAATACCAGGTCGCCCAGGTGAACCAAGCCATGTTCAAAGGTCAGCCTGTTCATACGTTTGCCTCCACCAGCGCGGCCAACCCGGCCATAAAGTCATGCGGATTTTTCACGTCCGGAAGGGTGAGGTTGGCAATATGGATGTGGTAGGTATTCCCCTGGTTCCCGTCCCTTTTTTCGTCTTGCTCTTGCTGCTGGGTCTCTTGATCCACAACGGGCTTGTCACCCGGTGCGGGAATGTGCGACGGCCCTGCCTCTGGGATCACGGGGTCAACCCCCGCATTGCTTTGCCACGTTGCCTCACCCACAAGGTCGGGCATTACCGGCACACTAACCGGGTCGTTTTGCCAGAATGCCCGGCCCGATGCGTCCGGTACGGCGGAGGCCTCCACAACCGCGCCCTGCCCCGGCATCTGCACGATTGGTTCCGGCAACATCGGCGTCGTTACATCCTGACCTTGCCATACCGCTTGACCCGCAAGCTCCGGCAACGCCGGTGCCGCCACATCCTGGCCTTGCCACGTCGCACGGCCCGCAAGCTCCGGTAAAACCGGTGCCGCCACATCTTGTCCCTGCCACGCCGCTCGGCCCGTAAGCTCCGGCAAAACCGGTGCCGCCACATCCTGGCCTTGCCACGTCGCACGACCCGCAAGGTCCGGCAACGCCGGTGTCGCCACATCCTGTCCCTGCCACGTCGCACGACCCGCAAGGTCCGGCAACGCCGGTGCCGCCACATCCTGTCCCTGCCACGCCGCTTGGCCCGCAAGCTCCGGTAAAACCGGTGCCGGCACATCCTGGCCTTGCCACGTCGCACGACCCGCAAGCTCCGGTAAAACCGGTGCCGCCACATCTTGTCCTTGCCACGCCGCTTGGCCCGCAAGCTCCGGCAAGACCGGCGGAACGACCTCCGCCTGTTGAACAATCGCCGCCTGGGGTGGAAGTACATGGGCCGACACACTCTCCTCACCGCCGATACCTAAAAACGCAGCAACACCCGCCATGGCAGCGCTGACGGTTTTCATCAGCCCCGGCGCCGCCGTTCGAACCCCGGCCCCGATGGTCTCCATCAACCGGGCTCCGGAGAGGGTCAAGGTCGACAGCGGCCCCTCCTTGGCGTCGGAAAAAGGCAGCAGGTTCCGCAGCTTGGTCAGGCCGCTTTTAAGCATCGTCACCGGGGCCATCAGTTTGCTCTTGATCCCCGCCACCAGGGTACCGATCAGCTTCGCGCCGGATTCGGCCAAGTCAAAGTTTTCCAAAAATCCTTTAACGCCACTGAACGCCTGAATCATCCACCCCAGGGGCGTCAGATTCATGAAAGCCCATTTAATTCCCGATCCGATGGTTCTCACCACCTTTCCGGCGGCCTCGCTCAGGTCAAACCCTTCCAGGAAACCCTTGATGCCACTGAACGCCTGAATGAGCCATCCCAGGGGCGTCAGGTTCATAAACGCCCACTTGATCCCGGAGCCGATGGTTCCCACCACCTTTCCGGCGGCCTCGCTCAGGTCAAATCCTTCCAGGAAACCCTTGATGCCACTGAACGCCTGAATCATCCATCCCAGGGGCGTCAAATTCATAAATACCCACTTGATGCCGTCGCCAATGGCTGAAACATGCCCGACAATCCACCCCACTGCCGTGCCGATCCCTTCGCCCAGGGCAACAAATGCAGAGAGCACGCCACCCACCACCTTGATAATCAGGGATAGCGGAATAAGCGCAATCCGGATCCCCCAGGCCAACAACTTGAAGGCCGACCCAACAATCACGCCCACAACCGCTCCAAAGGTTCGCCAGCCCGAGGCGTCCGTGGCCGCCGAAGCCCCGAACAACGCCGAGGTCACATAGGTAATGATCTGCCACAACGGCCGAAACGCATCGACAAGGGTCTCCACCACCGGGCTCAGGATGCCGGTAATGCCCTCCAGGGCCACGACAAACCCGCCCCACAGCCCGCCAAAAAGCTGGCTGATCCGATACACAACACCGGCCACCGTGGACACCAGCCCCACAAGGCCGTTGGCTTTGATGTCGGTTGCAAGCTGCCCCTCAATAGACCCCACAGTCCCGGTCAGGCTCGCAAACACCGCTTTTACGCCCCGCACTACCAAGTTGATCTTAGTCCACCACCCGGCAATCACGTCGGCCATGCCGCCGAAATTCTTTTTCCAGGCCAGCGCCAGCACCACCACGGCCCCCACAATCAGCCATACAGGCCAGGATATCGCCGCCACCGCCGCCCCCAGGGGCAAAAGGCTTGCCGTCACAAAGGGTACCACCACCCCCAGCGCGGCACCCGCAGCGGCAAATGCCGCAAAGGCAAGAGTCGCCACGGCCACCCCCCCGGCAATCAGGATAAACACCTTGCCCACCGGGTTCTTGGCCAACGCAGAAAACCCGTCAATCATCCGTCCGATCCCGGCCACCACGGGCCGCACCACCGAAACAAACACCGTGCCGATCGTCTCTTTTAAGTTGTGCCACTTCTGTCCGTTGAGCTGGAGGGCTGCGCCCAGATCCTGGTTCATGGCCTCGGCCATGGCCTGGGTGGTGGCCGTGCCCTGCCCCATGGCGCTCTCCATGCCCGTGATGTTGCCGGTCAGGTCGTCCAGCTTGCCATACAGCAGGTCAATCACGGCCACGGCCTCCTGGGTCCCGAACGCCTTCTCGATCTCCATCTTTTCCACGGCATCCAGGGTGGCCCCGTACTTGCCCTTCATGGCCGTTAAAATCTCCGGCATGGCCAGAAGCTGGTTGTTGCTGTCCATAAACTGTAAATTCAATTCCTGCCCGGCTCCGGCGGCGGCATTCATCATCGCCTTGTACTTGGTTCCGGCCTCACTCCCGCTCATGGTCGCCTGGAGCATCCCCAAAATGGACAGCTGCTCGGCCAGGGGCACCTTAGCCGTGGTGGCCGTGGCCCCCAGGGAGGAGATGGCCTGCGCCATCCCCGATCCCGTGGTCTTGAAATTCTTGACACTGGCCGAAATCCCAGCGGAAAACACCTCCCCGAACTGCATATCGGTGAGGTCCGCATACATGCCTTTGTAAATTCCGTAGCCCGTGGCAAAGAGGCTCGTCATCTCCGAGGTGGTGGATTTGGTCGCTTTGCCCGTCAGGGCGGCCAGCTTGGTGAACTCAGCCACCCCGGTGTCGGACAGCGTCGAAATCCCGCTTTTGATGTCATAGGCAGCCGCAATGAATTCCGATTTGGTCGTGCCCGCCCATTGTCCTGAAAAATCCTCCGCAGCACCGGCAAGGGCGGCCATGTCCGTAATGCCCACGGACGCCAGCTCGCCCAGGGCGGCCTGGGTCTCCAGTGTGGCCGCCACGCACGCCCCAAACCCGGCCACCAGCACGCCAGCGGCCACCACAAGGGGCAGCATCGCTTTGGCAAGGGTGCCCATCTTTCCGCCAAGCCTGTCCGACGACCGGCCCGCTTCTCCCATGGTTCCCTGGATTTTCTTCAGCGGGCCGGTGATGAAATCACCCAGGCTCATCATCGCCTGCACTGCAAAGACATTACCCATACTCATGAACCGCCTCCCACAGCCTTGCCGATGACCTTGCCAAAACTCGTTATGGTGCGATCTTCAATCCAGAGCGCACCCGCCGCCTGCTCCGCGAACATCTCTGTGTCGTCCGATGGTTCATCGTGCGACCAGAAGCGGATCAGAGCGGAGAGCCGGGCAACATCAGAGTGCCCGAACTCGTCCCTTGCCTCTTTGATCACTCCCCCAGGTCAGCAAACCCCGCCGCCTTGAGGAGCCGGTTCCCAAACGTCGTGGTCAGGCCGGGATACGTCTGGGCCCGGTCCAAAAGCGTCTGCTTGTCATCGGGGTGGATGGCACGCACGCACAGGTTGCGGAACGCCTCACTGGGCTTGCTGCCCATCTTCTTCTGACACTTCTCCACCGCGCCCTTGGTTGGCCGTCTGAAGCGAAGCGGCACAGCAACCTCCCGGTCGTCGTCAAACGGATCCACAAACTCGTGCGTGATGGTGATATATTTTTCTTTGTCCTGGGCTTCCTGGTCGTTTGCCACTTGGTTGGTCTCGTCGCTCATACGATCCTCTTTGTCTCATAAATGGTTGATGATTCCCCCGCGCACCCTGCCTGCGGGATGTTAATACGCGCTCACGCCGTTCCACTTGATGGGGGCCAAGATGATAAAATCAAGCTTCACAGCCCCGGCGTTGTCGTCGTCTTCCTTGCCGCTGGTGTCCTGCTTGGTGATCATGCACTTGGGCAGCGTGTCCTTGACCTCCTCGCCGCTCAAAAGCATGTACTCCACGATGATGGGGAACGGGTCGGCTTTGTAGACGCTGCCCTTCATCTCCTTGCGAAAAATTTCAAATTCGTCCCGGTCCAGGGACATGGAGCCGCTGGCCTTGTACCGTTTGCCGCCCCACCCCCTCGGCACCGCCCCCTTGCCGTAACGTGCCTCCACGCCCTTTTCATCGTTGTAGCTGATATCGGTGATCCCGATCGCAATCCCGTTGGGCAGGGTCACGCTGATATTTTCCCAGCTGTACTTCCGTCCATTCACACTCATTGGCCGCCTCCTTGTCCGCGCGACGCTTACCGCACCACACGGGGTTTTAGCTCACTATTTCAGCCTCGGGTCCAGTGTCGAGCCCGCCCAGTACCAGCTGGCAAACAGCTTGATACTGCCGATCACGGGGATGCCCACCAGCTGCATCTCCACGCCCACGCCGTTGTTGACGATGTCCTGCCCGGGCGGGATGGCCACCACATACCCAGCCAGCTCCGGCGGCATCGCATCCACCATGGTGTCCATCGCGCCTTCGATGTTTGCCTGGAGGAAATTTAAACCCGCTGCGCCTGCCTCCATCGTGGGGTCGCCTGCCTCGTCATTGATGGATTTGAGCCCTGCAATCCGGGCTTTGCGCACGGCTTTAAACACCGTCCGCACGGTGCGCTCTCGCTGGTAGTCGCTGGTCGCGTCCGCCATGGTCCTGGGGTCATCCCAGTAGGGTCCGCTCAGCCCTGCATAGCGGCGGGCCGTGGAAAATCCGGCCTTGGCCAGCATGGTTTGATGGGCGGAGGTAAACGCGTCGGGCAGGCTGCCCTGGGAGATGCCGCCGTCCCGAACTCGGCCAGCCGAACGGCAGACCGGGATGGAGAGCACGCGCCCTGCAAGCAGGCCGCCCCAGTTGCGGGTCAATCGCGAGCCCGTGACATCCGACACCTCACCGAACGCCGCGCATACGCCCACGAACCGGTGCGCGTACTGGGCCGCGTCAGACACCAGGGCCGCCACCCATTCGCCCAGGGTTTCGCCATCGTTGGGCAAGCGGGCCTCGCAGCGGAAATAGGTGGGCCGGTGGGCGTTCCACAACGTATCCGCCTTAACGCCCAGGGCCGCCCAGTCCACATGGTCCGTGGGACCTGTCACATACACGGATTCCACGTCAAACAGGGCGAGGGGCTGCTCAATGGCATCGAGCACAGCGCTGATGGAGGCCACCGGAGCCGTGGTTTTAAACCTGTAGGTGTCGCCCGCAACCACGGCGGTTTCGGGTACGGTGACGGTGACGCCGGTGGTTCCCACGGCAATAGCGCCGTCTGCCGGTACGGTGCGCTCCGGCCCCCAGTTGTCCCCGTCCAGGGTCATTTGGTAGGTGGCCACGTTGCGCAGGCCGCCGGTCAGCACCTCAAGGGTCACATCAGAGGCGGCCAGCACGGTCCCCGTCGCCGTGATGTCCGGGCCGGATCCCATCTTGGTAATGATGCCGATGGCACCACCGGACCCGGCCACGGGCACCGCCAGTACCACCGGATTTTGGCCGCCGGTGGCCATCACATCCCGGAGGCGGTCCACAAGGCATCCCACCCCCACCAGCTCGGTCAGGTTGGAATTTTTGCCCAGAAGAAAGGTCTCTCCCACGCCTTTACTGCACACACCCGTCACCAGGACCGCCCCGTCCACCCCGCCCGGGGAGAGGCCGCTTGTGCCGTCAACGATAAACTCGGTTACATCGCCCATATCCGTTCTCCTTCTCGCGTGATGGCGGGGGAAGCCCCGGCCATCCTTACTTGGTTGACGTGATCATCCCGGTTCCCTGGCCACGTGTATCAAACGCGGTCACGGCCGCTGAAAATTCGGCACGGGTCACCTGTTTGCCCGATACCCACCCCATGGCCGCCATCATCCCGGCCACTTTCCAGTCGGGCACGGACAATTCCTCTCCCCAGGCCTCGGGCTCCATCACGTCCGGCACCTCGGTTTCCGATACAACCTTGGTGGGTTCGTCCTTTGCCTTCACTGCCTCGGGGTTTTTCCTGGTCTCCTTGGCTTCTGCCATCTTGCCTCCTTATGACGTCGTGACGCCGTCTTTGATATTCACGTTTCTAATAAGCGGGATGTCCGTATCCCGACAAATCATCCCGCTGAAAACGATGTGCAGGGTGTTTGCATACCGATCTTTGGGCAACCCCTTCACCATCCTGTGGCCGAAGCCGCTGCGAACGGCCTGGTTTGCCTTCACCGTCACCAGGTTGTTGTCCGAGTCACTCGTCCTGTGCGGCATAGAAACGAGCAGGGCCCGAACCAACGGCTCCAGTTCATCCTCCTCTTTTGTCACCACAGATGCCCGAATCGTAAGCTCCCTCACATAGAGCCTCGTTCTCATGGTTCGGTACGTCATCTCGGCACCGGGCTTGGGGAATTTGGCAATTTTCTTCACGCTGCGTATGAGGTTTTCGGGCATAAACTCCAGCTCTACGCGAGGTTTGGGCAACGTCAGGGAATCCTTTTTCGGCTTGTCTATCACGCTGGCCTCGGGCAATCCCGCTGCCACTGCCGCTGCTTTGATCACAGATTCCGCTGTCTGTCTCATTGGCCGAATGCCTCCTGCATAAAGGCGGTGACCATGGCCTTGGCCTCTTCCTGGTCTTCTTCGCTGATACCGATATAGGGCCGCGCCGGAATATCCACCTTGTTTGCAAATACCTTTTTGCCTCCAACCTCGAAGGCCAGTTTGCTCCCGCTTTTGGGTTTGATTTCACCCCCAAACTGATGAATCGCCCCATACACCTCGTTGCTGGTCCCCACAAATACCGTGGAGGGTGACGCTTCAGAGTTGATGGAACTTTTCAGGTGGCTATCCTTCACAAGGGTCTGACCGCCTTCCTCTTCGGCTCGCCTTGACGCCTTCCAAGCCTCACCGTCGGGGCCCACGCCCTGCTCGAACCTCTCAATGGTCCCAGACACCCACGCCTCGCCCACCGCCTCCATCAGCTCCTGGCTGTTGCTGAGCTGATGAATGGCAGAGGACACCATCTTCTCCAGGCCCGAAAGATCCATTTTGAACGATGTGCCAGCCATCAGAACCCCCCCCATATCGCACTGGGAAACATCGGTTTTTCGCTTTTGACGCTGATCCCGGAATCCACAGCCTCAGGCTCCGATGCCGTGGCCATCGGAAACGGATCCAGCTTCCCTTCCCGAATTTTTCCCAGGTCCTTCTCTGCATCCCGTTTCAGCTGCTGAAGGGGCAGCCATTCGTTATCCGCGCCGCCGTCCGAGGTCATCAACGACGTCACCCCCGCCACGCTCCGCCATCCCGCAATCACCGCACAGATCCGCGTAAGGGTGGCCGACTGCGCGTCAGGTTTCAGCTCATACCCGCCCTGGAGGATCGACTCCGTAATCTCCGCCGACACCTTGGCGATGTGCTTTGCCATCGCTCCCGGCGTCTGCTCCTCCACCGCGTCCAGGTACGCCTGCAAAATGTAGTAACTCAGCTCAGACACATCGCAATAATTCAT